TAGCGACTCCCACGAACTATGCGATCATCACGGTCAACATTGAGAACGACGACGGCAACCTGTCGATGGCCACAGCAGCTGCGTATGAATTTTCTGGGCTGAATGCCGTCTCGCCCTACGACACACAGAGTGTGGGAGACTCGGGCAGCGACAGCATACCCGATGCTGGGAGCATCACTCCAGCGGGAGCCGGGGAACTCATCATCGCAAGTGTGATCGAATCGGTGCTGGGTCTCTACCCACCGCTGATCCAAGCACCGGGGACCTCCGGTGACCATTTCTACACAATCACTTTCGACACTGCTGGCAGTGTCTTCTCGGACTACGCCGTCGTATGGCAAGAGGAATACGACTCGAACTGTCCATCAGGCGCGCAGACGCCAGCGTTCGCTTTGAGCAGTGGCGTGATAGGTGGACAGAACGTCTCGTGGGAATGCGCAGCGTGGGCATTCAAGTCGTAAGGACAGTCAGCAGGCTAAATGGACTCTCGCAATGACTGGCGCGTCCCAGCGCGTCTTCCGACAGCTAGCGAAGCTGAGCGAGCACTCGAATTGCAGAGAAAGCGGATTGTCCGTGGTGCAGTCAAAACGGCATGCAAGCACGGGATTGAGTATCCGGAGCTGTGCTGTTCGGCGTGCAGGAACCTGTTCCGAAGTACACGAAATTTCAAGTCGTAAAGACAACTGACCAAATAGCTCGACTATCTCGCTCTCTTATAGAGCGCAGCACCACAGCAAGTGCAAGTGAAGAAGCGGCCACAGGCCTAAGGAGAATAACAGTATGAGTGCATCGCAAGCGTTTTCTGGTTACGACCAGACAATCTCAATTACCGACGGTGGCAGTCCGCCAGTTGGCGGCATCATCGCCGAAGTCAAGAACGTGGATTACGCTGGATCGAAGGTTGATCTGGCCGACGTCACCCACTCGAAGTCACCGAACCGTCGGAGGGAGTACATTGCTACCCTGATCGACTCCGGTGAAGTCACCTGCAACGCGAACTTCATCCCCGGTGATTCCTCGCAAGCCTCGCTGCGTACCTTGATGGACGCTGCCAAGGCAGTGGACGTCGTGCACACCCTGCCGAACGGACTCGGGACTCGCACCTACAAGGGCATCATCAATGCTCTGGACGCGACCACTCCTTTCGACAAGGAAGCGACCTTGACCTTCAAGATCAAGATCACTGGCGCGATCACCGAAGCCTTCGTCTAAGGGTGAAAAGAACACATCGTCAAAGTTGTAGAGCCGTTGCGCGAAAGCGTCCCGACAAGTTTCTCGCTTACTAGAGGCGAGTTTTGAGTTGATTGGCCACGGTGAAGAATCGTGGCCTGTCCGCTCCGGAGTTTCTCCACTCCAGCAGTCGCCTGACTGCACCGTAATACATCTCAGGAGAAATGTCACATGAGTGTCACCGATTTATTCAAGGAGATCGACCTGTCCGTCGAGGCTCCACTGATGAAAGTGAAGTACGCGGGACAGGAATGCACCGTCGTATTCGACTTCGCGGCTATCAAACGAGCCGAGGAGAAGCTGGACATTGACCTGATGGATATCTCGGTCTGGCCCAAGCTGAAGATCGACCAGATTGCCACCGCGCTGTGGTGTGGCTTGGCCACGAACCATCCGGACGTGCTCATCGAAGAGGTCCGAAAGATGGTCAACGGTCGCAACAAGTGGCTGCTGAAGGGTGCCATGTTTGACCAGTTCTTTCCGGGAGAGATTCAGCGACGTCTGGACTCGCTCCAGCAGAAGGCGAGTGAACTCCCAAACGTGGAGGCTCCAGCCGTGGCAGAAGTTTAGAGGACGATCCTCGCACGTGGTTGGAGCGGTGGGCAATTGCGCACTATGACCTTGGCATCACGACGACGCAGGAATTTTGGAAACTGACGCCAGCAAAGTTCAAGGCTCTGCTGATGCGCCGCTGGCAAGAATTTCGTCGCCAGATTTTCTGCTCTGGAGTCATCGCGGCTCAGCAGTGGAATATGCAGTGCTCGGATAGCAACAAGCTGCGGACGGCTTTCGACTATGTCCCGTCTGACGGAGGCACGCCAGCCGATTCCGAGCGGGAGAGATTGAAAGGCAACATCAAGACATACTTCTCGACCCTGAAGGCGGTGACGCCAGAACGAGCTGAAGAGATTCGATTGAAGGTCGTGGAACGGCTCAAGAAAGCCGGACACGAGGATGCAGAGGAACTCATCGACGAGTATTTCGTCGCGTGGGCACGTAAGAGGAAAAGCAAATGAGTGTAAGCGTCGGCACACTGATCGTTGACTTGCAGGCCAACACAGCCAGCTTTGTCTCCGGTATGGACAAGGCAGGGCAGATTGCTCTGACATCCAGCAAGAACATCCAGCGTGCCTTCTCAGCCATCGGGACTGGTATTCTCACCGTCCTCGGCTCCGCAGAAACCGCTCTCGCTGCACTTGTTGATCGCGCCATTGAAGGTGCGGCAAACCTATACGATCTTTCTCAGGCCACTGGCACTTCGGTTGCTGCGCTCTCAGCACTCGATTACGTAGCCAAGCAGTCTGGGATTTCGCAAGAGGCAATGGCAAAGGCTCTGGAGAAAATGTCCAAGAGCATGTTCGCTGCTGCCTCTGCTCCAGCCACAGCAACCAACGCGTACAAAACTCTTGGTGTCGCAGTCGTTGACGCCACGGGCAAGCTTCGTCCGACTCAGGACGTGCTGGTCGATCTCGCGCAGAAGTTCTCCACGATGCAGGATGGCCCTGCCAAGACTGCGCTCGCAATGCAGCTATTCGGAAGAGCCGGAGCCGAGATGGTTCCGCTGCTCAATCGCGGCAAGGCTGGCATCACCGACTTGATGGACGAGGCTAAGAAGCTGGGCATCGTCATTGACGATGACACGGCTGCTGCTGCCAAACAATTCGAAGAGTCCATGAACAAGCTGTCGGCTTCCGCCACTGGCGTAGCCAACAGGCTGATGAAGGAACTGCTCCCAAGTTTCCAGATCATCGTGGACAACATCACCGCAGGAGCCGCTGAGTCCCAGAGCCGCTTCGCAGCCGTGCTGGAATTCGCTGGCTTCGTCGGCAAGGCATTCATCGTCGGTTTCTCTGCTATCCAAACCTTCTTCGATTCGCTCGGAGAAGAGGTTCGTCACTGGGCAGCAGACTCCGTCCTCGCGGTAACTGGCTTCGCAAGAGCGGCTGACGAGGCTCTGCACGGCCATGGGGCCACAGCACTCCAGACGCTGAAGGACACGAACGCACTGATGGAAGCTGAGGACAAGGCTTCTGCTCAGAAGCAACTCGACATCTGGAAGGGCTACGGACAGGGTGTCGCCGATTTCTGGAAGGCACAGAACAAGAACGTCATGGCTCCCAAGCCAACTGGCGAGGCTCCGGCACCAGAGAAGACCGACAAAGGCGATTTCGCTGCCAAGATTCAGGAGCGTATCGACAAACTGGTCGCTCAGGCCAACGCTGAAGGCAAGCTGGCTCAGGCTATCTCGCTCTCCACGTCTGAGACCATCAAGGCCACGGCTGCTGCCGAGGCTGAGAAGACCATCGAAGACCTGAACCTCGAAGGCAAGAAACACCACATCCAGTTGACCGAGCAGCAGAAGGCCACCATCGAGTCGGCCACTCTCCGTTTGCTCGCGTACAAGGAAGCACTCAACGTCAACAAAGAACTTGAGCAGGCTATCACCAAGACCAACGAGCAAGTGCTGGCTCAGACGGCTCTGGCTGCGGCTTACTCCCACGGTGCCGAGGCCATCGTAGCAGCCGAGGAGAAGGCTCAACTCGGAAAGTACACACACGACGTTGACCAACTCCAGCAGGCCTACGACGACATGACCAAGAGTGGCAACTTCTCTGCTGCTCAGCTACTCGTCCTCGGCAACGCGCTGGATCAGGCGCGCACCAAGCTAGCCTTGGAAACCGCTGCCGTCCGCGCTGAGACCATTGCGAAGGAAGCCGTCGCTGGTGCCAAGTGGGATCATCAACTCGGTATCGAGAACGCGCTGCTCCAGCAACAGATCACGGCCACACTCGGTGGAGCGCAGGCTCTAAAGCAGTACGCCATTGCGAAGCAGCTTGCAGCCTTCAAGGAAGCAAACCCCTTCGCCACTCCCGAGCAGATGGCTCAACTCGAGAATGAACTGAAGCAGCAGATGACGCTGGAGAACCAGCTTGCTGCCGCGAGCAAGGTTCACTCGCTCGAGAAGTTCAAGGACATCGCGCAAGAGATTGCAGACCTGCAGAAACTGCGGGCACAGATCGTAGCCAACGGTGGTGACACCATGGCCGTGGACGCTGCGATCCACGAAGACCAGCTTGCCCAGATCAACGGCTACACAGAACTGCTGGACAAATCGGAAAGCTACGCAAACGGAGCCATCGCTGCTCTCCGTCGTCTCGGTACAGAAACCAAGACCGACGCTCAGCAGATGGACGACCTACTCACCCACGCGGCTGACGGTTTCATGAACACCCTCAACGATGCCATCGTGAAGGGCAAAGCAAACTGGGCTGACCTCGCGAACAGCATCGAGACGGACCTCCTCAAAATGGCAGAGCAAGGTCTGATGAAGCAAATCCTCGGTGGCTTGATGGGCACTAACGACAACAGTGACAGCGGTGGCGGACTATCGAGCCTGCTCGGTGGCCTGTTCGGTGGAGGCAAGGCAGGTGGTGGTGACGTCGATCCCGGTAAGTTCTACGTGGTCGGTGAGCATGGCCCTGAACTCCTCGCTCCTCGCTCAGCCGGCACGGTATTACCTAATGGGTCATCCGCTGGCGGAAGCAAGTCTCTGCACATCAACAACACCACGGTCATCCAAGGCCAGATGAACGCTGATACCTTCCGCAGGTCACAGTCGCAGATCGAAGCCGATATGTACCGTCGGGCAAACGCGACACACCAACGGTACTGGAGCTAACAATGTTTTGGGAGATCGAATTTCCGCTCGCTATCAGCTTTGGAGCCGTCGGTGGCCCATCGTGGAACACCACCGTCAACATTGGCTTCTCTGGCTTCGAGCAGCGCAACAAGAACTGGCAGTTCCCACTCTGCAAATATGAGGTCTCGATTACTCGCGCACTCAAGGCTCAGCAGCCGGGACTGTCTGGTCAAGTCCTGTTCGACTTGCTCCTTGAGTTCTGGCAGAACACAGGTGGGCAGGCCGATCCTTTCCGCTTCCTCGACTTCACCGACCATCATGCAGTCAATGTGACACTCGGTCTGGGCGACGAGACCACTACAGATTTTCAGTTGATCAAGGCATACACCCTCGGTGTGGGAGCGCAGCAGCGCACCATGATCCGCAAGATCACCAAGCCGATCACGTCCAAGGTTTGCGACTACCAAGGCAACGCATACACGGACACGGTCAAGGTCTACGTCAACGGTGTGCTGCAGACGCATCACGCTGGCTACTCGGTAGACGGCACCAAGGACTATTCGCTGGACGAGACCACTGGCATCGTGAAGTTTGTCACCGCTCCTCGCGATGCGACCTACAACACGGCACACAGCTTGAACGGTGGGCTGGCCGACATCGTCACGGCAGAGTTTGATTTCCACGTCCCTGTTCGCTTCATGACCGACGATTTCAAAGGCCAGATTGAGGAGTCCGACGTGGCTGGCGATGAGCCGCAAGTCTCGTGGCAAGCGATCCAGTTGATGGAAGTAAGGCTCTAATGAAAACAGCAACCACACCGATGAAAGCGCATCTGGCTCAGGACACGATGACGCTTTCCCATATCTGGAAGCTGACTCGCGTGGATGGGACCATCCTCGCTTTCACCGACCATGACGTGGACATCGTGTACGACTGGCTGGATGGCGACGGCTCCATCACCCATCTCGCTGCCACTGGCGTGCTCCCGAGCGCAACCGAACACAAGTCAGACTTGACCTCGGACAACCAGACCATCACGGCTTTCCTCGACTCCGACGTCATCAAGGAGACCGACATTCGCGGCTTCCTGTACGACGCAGCCAAGATCAAGCACGGCATCGTGAACTGGGCTGACCTGTCCTCCACGATGGGCCACATCAATATCGAGTCGGCTCAACTGGGCAAGGTCACGCTGAAGAACGGTGTGTGGACGGCTGAGGTTCTCGGTTTGAGCTACAAGCTGCAGCAAGTCATCGGCCAGACCTACGGTGGGCCATGCACGGCTGAACTCGGCGACAGCAAGTGTCAAGCAACTGTTCGCACCGATACAGCGACAGTGGTCACAGCAGTGGACTCGCACACGATCACCGTAAGCGGCTTGACACACGACGATTACGAGGATGGCAAGGCAGTCTGGACGTCTGGTCCTAATAGCGGGCTGGGAAACCAGATTCAGTCTTGGGACTTGGGAACCAACACGCTGAAGTTTCGACTGGCCCTGCTCACCGCTCCCGGTGTGGGCAACACGATCCAAGTTTCTCAGGGATGCAATCACGCAGTGAGCGACTGCCACAACAGGTTCAACAACCTCAACAACCATCGCGGCTTCCCCAAGATTCCGGGCATGCTGCAGATTCTGAACTACCCAGACGCCACGCAATGAGCACACGAACTTTAGCATTCGACGACAAGTGCGAGCCAGTCGGTGGCTTCATGTGTGACACCTGCAAGATCGAGTTGGCCACGCAGGAAACCTTCGACCAGTTCGAGGTTCCTTCGACCGATCCAGAAGGCTGGAGGATGTTCGAGGCAGGGCCAGCAAAGCGTGGCTGTGACCGCCATCCAGTCGAGAATTTTGCGCACTACCTCGATGGCCGTGTAATCGCCATCAAGCACTGCGTGCCAGAAAAGGTTAAATGAAACGCGCTGAGATCGTTCGAGTAGCTCGCACGTGGCTCGGCACACCCTTCATCCATCAGGGTCGCGTCAAAGGAGTCGGTGTGGACTGTCCCGGCATCCCGCTCTGCGTCGCTGAGGAGTTAGGTCTCAAGGACAAGAACGGCGAGCCGATGACAGGCAGGATGTATCACAACTACACCGCTCAGCCAGTCGGCACCTACGTCCACGACATGTGCTGCAAGCATCTCGTCCGCGTCGGCTTGAGCAAGATGAAGCTGGGAGATGTGGTCTCGGTCAACATGCTCACGGCTCCTTGCCACGTGGCCATCATCGGGGAAGGCAAGGATGGGCTGACACTCATCCACGCTTACGACGGTGGGACCCACAAGGTCACCGAGCAGCCGCTGGATGAGAAGTGGCGTCGTCGCATCGCAGGTTGCTTTCAGTTTCCAGAGGTAGAGGACTAATGGCAAGACTCGCGCTCACCATCGTCGGTGGCGTCATCGGAGCGTTCTTCGGTGGGCCGCTCGGCGCAAAAATCGGCATGATGGTCGGTGGCCTACTGGGAAGCTTCCTCTTCCCCGGTAAAGGCCAGCACGTGGAAGGTCCACGGCTCACGGACATGCAGGTCATGTCCTCAGCTCCCGGTGTGCCTATTCCATTCCTCTATGGATCGATGCGCCTTGGCGGGCAGATTTTCTGGTCACCGGGACTGAAGGAGCACAAGAAGACCACCACGCAATCGGTGAAAGGTGCACCGAGCAACACGCAGACCACGTACAGCTACACGTGCTCGGCTGCCGTCGGCATCTGCGAAGGGCCAGCCACCATCACCAAGATTTATGGTGACGCGAAGCTGATGTTCGACCGCTCTGGCACTGGCCAGATTGCTAAGAACCTCCACACGGTTCCAACTTTCTACACTGGCGACGAGACTCAGCTCCCGAACCCTGTGATGGTTGCGGCTGATGGAGCCGACGTCACGCCAGCTTACCGTGGCTTGTGCTACTTCTTCTATGAAGACCTTGAGCTACAGGATTTCGGCAACCGTCTGCCAAACTTCAGCGCAGAGGCCACTGCGAATGGCACACCAGCGTATCCTCTGACGCGCATCCAGTGGGACTTCAACTCCGACACACCGGGATATTGCGTCACCGATCCACAGGCCACGACTGCCTTTGTCCTCGGTCTGAATGGCCACATCACGCGCTACGACATCATCGCGAACACGAAGGTTGCAGAAGGCTTGCTCGACGCTACGAACCTCTTTGGCTGGACAGGTGGAGACACACCGAGCAGCAACGCCAGAGCCATCGCCGTGGACAACGACGGCTTCTTCTGGGCACTCGGTCGTGTTGCCAGCCATGTCCAGTTCATCAAGTACGACAGCTGGTCGTTCAAGGCAGTTGCGAGCGTAGACCTCAATGGCTATAGCTCTGATGGCTTCTTCAGCTATTCAGATCCAAACTACTGCCACATGCTGGTGAACCCTGACGGCTCCTCGCTCATGCTCACTGGTAACAGCGGTTACTCCAACCTGATGTTTGCCATCCGCACTCGCGATCATTCGATTGTAGGAGTGTCAACGGATTTCCGAGCCATCCCGCTGCCAGCAGACAGTGGACCAACCATCAGCCTGTTCTTCCAGAACTACCCCGTGCTGGACAACAACGCGAATGCCTACGTCATCGGCATCGGCATCCACGACAGCGTCCTCGGTGGCATCGGTGGCGACTGGTACATCTGGCGCGTCAACCTTCAGGGAGGCACATCGCACTTCGTCGCGCTGGCTCCTCAGTACACTGGCGTCGCCCGCTTCTCGTACATGGGTGACTCCACCGTGGGCATGGGACTGTCCATGCTCTACAACGAGGCAGACAACACGCTCATCGTCTATACGAATGTGGGTGCCTTCCTCCGCATCGATGCCGACACTGGAGAAATCCTCGAGACCATCGGCAGTTCGAGCAGCCCGATGTTCAAGACCGATACCACTTCTGCTTGGAACATGGGCAGAACCATCTCGCGGAACTCGTGGCTCGCCTTCAGCGATCCATTCGAAGGCTCCACTGACACCGTCATCGCTGCCATGAAGGGTCGTGTACAGAACGGTGTCATCTGGGCACCGTCGATTGCGGATTCTGAGATTGCGAACGTGTACTCGGTGACTGATTTCAGCTTGATCACCACTTACGATCTCCACAACTATTCGCTGCACCCCACTCCGGTCGCACCTGACATCGGTGTGGCGTATGAGACTCGGTCCAATTCGCTACTGTCGTTCAGCCTGCCAGCGGGGAGCTACCCGACTACGTTTGCATTTCATCGCTTCTACTTCGACCGCGTGTCCACGAACGGAGACTCAGTTGATGGCGTCGTGCTCAATCTCTGCGAACGAGCGAGTCTGACAGCAGGGCAGGTGGATGTCACCGATCTGACGTCCCTCACCACGAGAGGCTACCCCATCGTGCAGTTGCAGGATGCCAAGACCATCATCGGCACACTGGCTCAGGCCTACTTCTTCGATGCCGTGGAATCGGACGGCAAGCTGAAGTTCGTCCGCCGTGGCCATGGCTCTGTGGCAACCATTGATGAGGTCGATCTCGGCTTGGATTCAGATCAAGCGAAGCTGACCGAGGAATTGGAGAATATTCAGGATGTGCCCAAGACGGTCGAGGTCATGCACATTGACCCGAATCAAGACTATCAGCAGGGCAAGCAGAAGAAGATTCGCCACAGCCGGACCATCAAATCGCTGAACCAGATTTCGCTCCAGATCCCACTCGTGATGACTGGGGACGAGGCTGCGCAGCTGGCTGAGAAGCTGCTGTGGACGGCTGATGCCGAGCGGCATTCCTACACGATCAATCTGTGGAAGGCCAGCCACCTGCTGCTGGATGCCACCGACGTCGTGCAGTTCCACTACAATGGCGCACTCCTCACGGCTCGCATTGGCACAGCAACCATCGGGCAGGGATTCGCTACCGCTCTCCAGTTGAAGAGCGAGGACAGCAATAACTACACGTCAGCAGCAGTGGGCAACCCTGACACTGGCTTCGTCCCGCAGACCATCGCTGGGTTGGCTCTGACATTGGCCTTCTTGCTCGACATGCCGTACTTGCGCGACATCGACGCGGACGCGGTGGGCAACACTGGCTTCTACGCTGGGCTCACTCCACAGTCCTCTGGCATCTGGCCTGCTGGCGTGCTGTTCAAATCCAGCGACGCAGAGGCATGGGATCAGATGGATTCGAGCACCGATCCACTGGGCTATGGAATCGCGCAGAATGCACTCGCGGCTCCTGCCACTCCTTGGACTTGGGACTACGTCAACACTCTGACCGTCCGCATGGTCAAGGGAAGCAACCCGAGCAGCACCACGTCGCTCAACGTCTTGAATGGCAAGAACGTCGCCATCCTGTACCCGAGCCTTGAGATCATCCAGTTCCAGAACGCCACACTCAATGGTGACGGCACGTACACCCTCGACACCTTGCTTCGCGGCAGACGCGGAACCGAGTGGGCATGCGGCAAGGCTGATGTCGGTGAGCGAGTCCTGTTCCCGCTCGGTGGTGGCCTGCTCCACGAGCAGGTGGCTTTAGCTTTGCTTAATCAGACGCGCTACTACAAACCAGTCACTGTCGGCGACGATCTGAACTCCGGCTCAGTACAGACACTCGCGGTGGTGGGACGCGACCTGAAGCCATACGCGCCATGCCAGATCACAGGCTCGCGGGACATCTCGAACAACTTGACGATTCAGTGGCAGCGTCGTGTCCGGCTTGGAGCGAAGAACATCGCTGGCGGCAGACTCGGCTTGGCTGAGGACACCGAAAGCTATGACGTGGTGATCGTGGACGGCAGCGGAAACGTCAAGCGGACGTTTGCCAACGTGGTGCCAAATAGTGGACCAGATTGGGTGAGCCCAGCGTTCCCGCACCAGTTGTACAGCGCAGCAAATCAGACGAGTGATGGCTTCACTCCCGGTGATCCGATCCACGTGATCCTGTATCAGAATTCAGTTCAAGTCGGACGCGGGTTCGCAACGCCGACGACGGTAATTTAAGAAGAGGCAACTATGTCCAACACAGCAAATCTTGGCGTGCCATATGTAGTGGCGAGCCAGTCTCAGCCTGAGGTCACCGTCAACGGTGCCTTCGACGATTTCGATGGAGCATTCGGCTCGAAGCTGGCACACTCGATGACCGATGCCGATTACACGCTCAACCTCTCGGCTGTTCCGAACGAGGCTCTGGCATACTACGCCTACGATTTCTCGGGAGCCATCACGGCTGACCGCAACATCATCGTTCCAGCCAACAAGAAAACCTACGCAGTTTGGAACAACGTCACGTCTCCACACAACCTCGTCGTGAAAACGGTAGGTGGCACTGGTGTTACGGTTGCCTACAGCGCGACGGCACAATACACGCTCGTCTACTGCGATGGCGTCAACGTTGTCCCGGTGGGAGCGGCTGGTGGTGGGACAACTGGACCGACTGGCCCAGCAGGGCCAACTGGAGCCACAGGGCCAACTGGCAGTGGCGTGACCGGACCGACCGGAGCAACCGGACCTACTGGAGCCACAGGAGCCTCGGGTGGACCAATTGGACCAACAGGTCCGACCGGAGCGACTGGCTCTGGCGTGAACTCTGGCACTCCCGTCATCAATCTCGATTTCAATCAAGGGCCAGTTGCACTTGGGCCACTGGGTGCTGCTTCACTATGGCTGAAAATCTCAGGCCGTGGGCTACAGAGTTTGCCAGCAAACTGGATGGTTCGCATCCGTCGTGGCTCAGGCTCACACTTCGCTGCCTGCGTAGTCCTGCGCACTCTGGTTGATGACACCACCGTGATCGACTCCACCCCGGTGTCGTTCGGCAGTTCGTTCACTCCGACTCTTTCCGCTGGCATCAACACCAGTGACTCAATCGCTCTACAGCTTGACGCTGACCACGACTACTGGGTGGTTGCGTACAACGATTCTGGCGACACCAGCTTCTGGGGAATCAAGCCAGCCGTTGGATACAACACTGGAACTTTTGGGGTAGTTGGTGGATATCAATCCGGAGACCAAACCGCCGATGTTTCGATTCCCTATGGATCGATTCAGACGGGATTCGGCATGCCGTGGGACGCGGTGTTGACGGCTTAAAGAAACCTATGGACTGGTTCTCAACATACATCGGGCAGAGCAGAATGAATCTGACGTCGAGAATTTACTGAACTTCGTAGCCCTTAATCGAGTCCCCGGTATAGACTCGCTCCTCGGCTCGCCTCAGGCATCCTGCTCGGTTCCTCGGCGAGTCGTAATAATTCTCATGGCTTCTGACTCAACTTCTTTGCTTTTCCTTTGCCAGCCCTCTTGAGTATCTTGGCTGCGTCCAGCCGCCTTGCCAGTAGGCTGGCAAAAATCAGGTACTGAGCCGTTGCTTCCGCCGTGAGGTCATGGTTGAGACTGTGTGCAGCCGGGTTTCTGATTCCTTGAAATGCTCCCTTGAAGATCTGCATGAACCCCTTTTGATCATTCTTGCCGGACTCGCTGGTTAGCTCAGTGAGGACAATGAATGGATCATCTAGAGAGAATGCCTTATTGATGAGTGCCTCCCCGTCAGCATCTATGCCTGTCAGGGTCCGTATGTAGTCAAAGATTGCAACGACTGAGTTGAGCACGGCATCCCTGAAATGCCCGTTGCAATATTGCTTGTAAGAGCTTTTTGCAATTGCAGGATGTAGTAGGTGCTCGAATCCCAATTCACCTTGTTGAGTCGCTTCACGGAAAAGCATTTCTTCTACTGTTCTCTCGACTTCAGGGGGCTGCTGCGTTCCGGGCAGCGGCATAGGTTTATAAGCTGAGGTCACAGCATCCCACGCGCCGTTTAGGTCTCCTCTCGTAATGATGCCTTCGCCGACTTGAAATGCAACAACCTCTGTCTGGTCAGGCTGGTTCATCTGGCGTGATTGGAGCACGTTGAAGTCAGCAATGAGGTAAAGACCAAGTTTCAGTGTTTCCTCTTCGTACGTGCTCTTCGGAAAAATGCGGTGGACGTGTTCTTGTAGGTCTGCGAACGAGAATCTATCTTTCGTTTCGACCTTGTAGATGTTTTTAAGCGCGTGCAGGACTGCTGTCACACCACGCTTTGCCGTTTCCCTCAACTCTGGATCATCGCAAAATTCAAACGCAGCGGCGGTGGGGAGATACTGTTCCGGAACTGCATTGTCCTTCCCTCTTAAGATGCCGCGACGAACCAACTCACTGATCTCCTCAGCTCGTTCGAACTGTAGGATCAGATCTTTTCGTGCTGTAGTCTCTTTTAGATTGACGAAACGTTTCGCTACAACGGTCAAGACCCGTGCTTGAAGTTGTCGATCCAGCTCCATAGAAACAATTATTCTACGCTGCAATAAGCGTGGAAATCAGGTAGGGCGCAGCGATCTAAGGTTCGCGGCCAGAAGGTTTTTAGTAGTCATCTGGCAGGAGCATGCAAGTGCTGGAGCGGTCAGCTTCCGTGATGATCCAAATCTTGACCCCGGTGCTCAGCGTGTAGGTCGACAGGAGCCGGAAGCCTTGCTGGAGGCTGAGTTCATTCTCGCGAACGTCGTGCTCGTCGAGTTCTCCCCAATCGCCAGCCAGATGTCGCTTCAGAAGGTCGAGCGGGGATTCTACCGATGCCCTGAATGCTTCTAGAGCACCGGGAGTGGCCACGATCTGCCCCGGTTGGAACTTCACTGGGCTTTCCCATTGGCCTTGAGGATGCCGTGGTTCCAGCAGTAGCTGATGTAGCGATGCACTCGGTCGACCGTGACCTTGCGCCCATCGAACTGCCTGCCGCTGAACTCCGCGATGAGCATGGCAGCGTCCACCGTGCCCTTCGCCTTGCAGAACTTCACGAACTCCAGCAGGAAGCCACGC